CCATTGAATGGAGACATTGCTGGAGCTTGTGCAAGGAATGATATTAACAACTTCCCTTGGTTCTCACCTGCTGGTACTTCAAGAGGTGGAATCTTAAATGCTGTTAAACTTGCATACAATCCTTCACAGATTCAAAGAGATAAACTTTATTCTAATAGAGTTAATCCAATCATCTTCACACCTGGTGGTGGAATTACACTATTCGGTGATAAGACTGGATTTGCAAAAGCATCTGCATTTGACAGAATAAACGTTCGTAGATTGTTTATCTACCTTGAAAATGCAATCTCTGCTGCTGCAAGAGATCAGATGTTTGAATTCAATGATGAGATCACAAGGACAAACTTTGTGAATATTGTTGAACCATTCATGCGTGATGTTCAAGCAAAAAGAGGAATTTATGACTTCAGAGTTATTTGCGATGAGACAAATAACACTGCTGCTGTTATAGATAATAATGAGTTTGTTGCTGAGATCTTCGTCAAACCAGCTAGAACGATTAACTTTATCGGTCTAACATTCGTGGCCACCAGAACTGGTGTCTCGTTTGAAGAAGTAATTGGTTCTGTATAATCTATCTCATACACATAAGGTATAAAAAGCTATGGCAACACAATTTAATAGACCACCACTAAGGAAGATAACTGACTTTAAGAGTAAGTTAACAGGTGGTGGTGCAAGGCCGAATCTATTTGAGGTAGAACTTGCTTTTCCTGATTCAATATCAATCGATAATGATGTAAAGGATAAGTCAAGATTTTTAGTTAAAGCAGCAGCACTTCCTGCTTCTAATATCACACCAATTGATATTAACTTTAGAGGAAGAATTTTAAAAATTGCTGGTGATAGAACCTTTGATACTTGGACAATTACAGTTATTAATGACACTGATTTCGCAATCCGTTCTGCTTTTGAGAAGTGGATGAATGTTATTAACAAATTATCTGATGCGACAGGGTTTAATGATCCTTCAGAATATCAAGAAGATGCGTTTGTTCATCAGTTAGATCGTGATGGATCTACTCTTAGAACTTATAAGTTCTTTGATATTTTCCCAACTAACATAAGTCAGATGGATCTTTCTTATGAAACTATCGATACTATTGAAGAATTTACAGTAGAACTTCAAGTTCTTTACTGGGAATCTATTAAGGGTGTTGGTGCTAATGCAGGAGGCGAGAGCATTTCCTAATAAATATGTTATAATAGTAGGAAAACTTATATACTATGCCTAAGCTTTTTGGATTCTCCATATCAGATAAGGAGAAAAAATCATCCGCATTACTATCCCCCGTTCCTCCTTCAAACGAGGACGGGGTTGATAATTATATTTCTAGTGGTTTTTATGGCCAATATGTAGACATCGAAGGTGTCTATAAAACGGAATATGATTTAATGCGTCGATATCGTGAGATGGCAATCCATCCCGAAGCTGATGCTGCAATTGAAGATGTTGTAAATGAGGCACTTGTAAGTGACTTGTATGATTCTCCTATTGAAATAGAATTATCAAATGTGAATGCAAGTGATAAGGTAAAGGATAAAATAAGAGAAGAATTCAAAGGCATCAAAGAAATGATGGACTTTGATAAGAAAGCACATGAGATTTTTAGAAACTGGTATATTGACGGAAGACTTTATTACCTAAAGGTTATTGATGTCAAAAAACCTCAAGATGGGATTCAAGAGATAAGATATATCAATCCCATGAAGATTAAGTTCGTTAGAAAAGAACGAAAGCAGAAAGGAAATGAAATGAATGGTCCACAAGGACCATCGGATGCAAAACAAGCAATGTATCCTGAAATTGATGAGTATTATGTATATACTCCTAAGCCAAATTATCCAACAACAATGTTTGCTGCTGGTGCTGGTAGAGGAAATGATAAAACTTCAGTCAAAATAGCTAAAGATTCTATTACTTATACTAGCTCTGGTTTATTTGATAGAAATAAAGGAACCTGTCTATCTTACTTACACAAAGCAATTAAGGCTCTTAATCAACTTAGAATGATTGAGGATTCCCTTGTCATCTATAGATTATCAAGAGCACCAGAAAGAAGAATTTTCTACATTGATGTAGGTAATTTGCCAAAAGTTAAAGCAGAACAATACCTTAAAGAGGTAATGAACCGCTATAGAAATAAGTTAGTTTATGATGCATCCACTGGTGAAGTTAGGGATGACAGGAAATTTATGAGTATGTTGGAAGATTTTTGGCTTCCAAGAAGAGAAGGTGGTAGAGGAACTGAAATCACAACACTTCCAGGTGGACAAAACCTCGGAGAACTTGCTGATATTGAGTACTTCCAGAAGAAACTTTATAGAGCATTAGGTGTTCCTGAATCTAGAATTGCTAATGATGGTGGTTTTAATTTAGGACGTTCATCAGAAATCTTAAGAGATGAACTCAAATTCTCTAAATTTGTAGGTCGTTTAAGAAAAAGATTTGCAAATATGTTCAGTGATTTCTTAAGAACTCAGTTGATACTTAAGAATATCATTGCACCAGAGGATTGGGATGAGATAAATGATCACATTCAATATGATTTCATCTATGATAATCAATTTGCAGAGTTAAAAGAATCAGAACTTTTAGAAGGTAGGTTGAATATCCTTACTCAAATTGAACCATATATTGGTAGATATTATTCTCAAGAATGGGTAAGAACAAAAGTTCTTCGTCAAACTGAAACTGAGATGAAAGAAGAGGATAAGAAAATTGCGAAGGAAATTAAAGATGGTATTATTCCTGATCCTTCAATGATTGATCCTATTACAGGAGAGCCAATGGCACCTGGAACTGAAGATGATATTATGGCAATGGGAGCTGATGGTGGTATGGCACCTCCATTAGATGATGGAATTACCAATGGACAAGTCAAAAAAGACACTAAATTGGCCGAGATATAAATAAAATATAATGCTATATTAACATTTCATGGATAATATTATCGATTTGATTGCGACTGACGCAAAACCAAATGAGATATCAGATCAAATAAAAGATCTTTTATATGCTAAATCAGCAGATAAAATAGAGGGTATTAAACCTGATGTTGCTGCTAAGATTTTCATAGAGCCTGAAACTGAAGTTGAGACTGAAGTAGAACCACAGCAAGAACAATGAAACTAATTACAGAAGAAGTATCTAACGTAAAATTTATTACTGAAGGAAAAGGTAGTAAAAAGAAACTTTATATTGAAGGAACTTTTCTTCAAGGAGAAATCAAAAACCGTAATGGTAGGGTTTATCCAGTAAGTACTCTTGCTAATGAAGTTACAAGATACAATGAATCTTTTGTTAATAAGGGTCGTGCTCTTGGTGAGTTGGGACATCCAGATGGTCCAACAGTAAATTTAGATCGTGTTTCTCATAAAATTACTTCACTTAGACAAGAGGGAAATAATTTTATAGGTAAGGCACAAATACTTAATACTCCAATGGGTAAAATTGCATCTTCTCTTATTGAAGAAGGTGTAGTACTTGGAGTTTCTTCTCGTGGGATTGGATCTCTAAGAGAAGAAAATGGTGTTAAATATGTCGGTGAAGATTTTCAGTTAGCAACTGCTGCTGATATTGTCGCTGATCCTTCTGCTCCAGACGCATTTGTGAATGGAATCATGGAAGGAAAAGAGTGGGTTTGGGAAGGTGGAAGTCTTCGTGAACAACTCGCAGAAAGAACTCAAAAGAGGATTAATACTCTAGTGAGTCAAAAAAGACTTGAAGAGCATAAGTTGAACCTGTTCAACGATTTTCTCTCAAATCTATAAACTCTATAAATAAATACAGATTAATAAAAATCTATAAAACAAATGTCCGTTGGCAACGATTTACAGAAAATGGAAAACATCGAAGAAAACGCAGTAACCAAAGGTGCTAAACCTGCGGAACCTATGCAGAAACTAAGTACAGGAGGTACTCCCGCTACTTGGGAAGATCTCGGTGGTCCTACTCCAGAAAATTACAAGTCTGATGACGATTCAGCAAAGTTAAAAACACCTGGTGCTACACTTAAGCAAGTTAAGGATGTAGTAAACAAAGGTGCAAAAGCAGCTGAAGGCGCAAAAGGCGTAAAGGAAGAGGAAGAGAAACCTGCTGATCAAGTTGTTTCTGAAGAAGAAACTACTGAAGAAGAAGTTGTTGCTGAAGCAGAAACTACTGAAGTTGAGGAAACTCAAGAAGTTGTTGCTGAAGAAGAAACTACTGAGGAAGAAGTAGTTGCCGAGAATAAGATTGATGTTGAGGAAGATCTCAATGCACTTATTGCTGGTGAAGAACTTTCCGAAGAGTTCCAGAATAAAGCACGGACAATCTTTGAGTCTGCTATTAAGACAAAAGTTGCAGAACTTTCCGAGCAAGTTAAAATCTCTTACGAAGAGAAGCTTGTTGAGGAAGTAGCATCCGTTAAAAAAGAATTACAAGAACGTGTCGATTCGTACCTAGAGTACGTTGCTAGTGAGTGGTTGGAAGAAAACCAACTTGCTGCTGAAGCCGGTCTTAAAACAGAAATGACTGAATCCTTCCTAGAAGGTATGAAGTCACTATTTGAAGAACATTATGTAACTATCCCTGAAGAAAAATATGATGTACTTAATAGCATGGTAGATAAACTTGATGAGATGGAAAATAAACTCAACGAGCAAATAAAGAATAACGTTGCTCTAAATAGGAGACTAGCCGAGTCTGTTGCTGATGTAATTTTTGCAGAAGTAACTGAGGGTCTTGCAGACACTCAAAGAGACAAACTTGCTTCTCTTGCCGAAAATGTTGAGTTTGAAAGTGAAGCAGACTATCGTGAGAAGCTAGTAACGCTTAGAGAATCTTATTTCCCTAGCAATGCTGGTACTCAGAGAGACAAATCTGAAAATCTGTCTGAGGGAGAAGAAGCTTCCACACCACAACCAGTATCTGGTTTGATGGAATCTTATCTTCAGACAATGAGCAGAGTCTCCAAAAAGTGATTTCAATATCATACGTTCAAACTTACTTTGTATAAAAGGTAAATTCAAATGCAAATGTTCCAATCAGAACAGCTGCAAGAGAAATGGGCTCCCCTTCTAAACCATGACGGTCTTGATAAAATCAAAGATCCTCATCGTCGAATGGTAACTGCCGTTCTCTTAGAGAATCAAGAAAACGCACTCCGTGAAGAGCGTGAGTTTCTCTCAGAAGCTGTTCCTACTAACAGTACAGGCTCAGGATCCAATGCTGGATTCAGTGCAAGTGCTACCGCTGGCGGACCTTCCGCAGGTTTCGACCCAGTATTAATAAGTCTTATTAGACGTTCAATGCCAAACTTGGTCGCATATGACCTAGCTGGTGTTCAACCAATGAATGGTCCTACTGGACTAATCTTTGCAATGCGCTCACGCTACGAGTCTCAGACTGGTGCTGAAGCTCTATTCGACGAAGCAGATACTTCATTCTCTGGACAGGATGATGGTCGCAACGTTGGAAACTTCCCTGGCGCAGCTGCAGGTATTGGTTCTACTGGTGGTACTGGTTTAACTGGTGCAAACAATCCAGGACTATTGAACCCACAGGGTTCACAAACTGCTACTACGTACCCAACTGGTACTGGTATGCGTACAGACGATGCTGAGAACTTAGGTTCTGGTACAGGCGATCATTTCAACGAAATGGCGTTCAGCATCGAGAAAGTAACGGTTACTGCTAGAAGCCGTGCTTTGAAAGCTGAGTACTCACTAGAACTCGCTCAAGATCTTAAAGCAATCCACGGATTGAATGCAGAAGCCGAATTGGCAAACATTCTTTCTACTGAGATTCTTGCTGAGATCAACCGTGAAGTTATCAGAACAATCTACAAGGTTGCTGAATCTGGTGCTCAAACAAACGTTGCAACTGCTGGTGCATTTGACCTAGATACTGACAGTAATGGTCGTTGGTCTGTTGAGAAGTTCAAAGGACTTATCTTCCAGATCGAAAGAGATGCCAACGCAATCGCACAAAGAACTCGTCGTGGAAAGGGCAACATGATCCTTTGCTCCGCAGACGTTGCTTCTGCTTTGACAATGGCTGGTGTACTTGACTACACTCCTGCTCTTAACGCTAACCTTAACGTTGATGACACAGGCAATACATTTGCTGGTGTACTTCAAGGTAAGTATCGTGTATACATCGATCCTTATTCTGCAAACAGTGCTGCTTCTCAGTACTATGTTGCTGGTTATAAAGGTTCTTCACCTTATGACGCTGGACTGTTCTACTGCCCATACGTTCCTCTACAGATGGTTCGTGCAGTTGGAGAAAACACCTTCCAGCCTAAAATTGGCTTTAAGACAAGATACGGAATGGTTGAAAACCCCTTCTCACAGGGAACCACTCAGGGTCTTGGTGCTCTTTCTGCTAATACTAACCGCTATTACAGGCGTGTTAAGGTTGCAAACCTTATGTAAGAAGTTTATATCTTCTTTAATTTACAAAGACTCCTCTTCGAGGGGTCTTTTTTTTATCTAAATAAATATACGACTCCATGTAAGAAAATGAAACCTACTCCAAAACAATATAAAGAAGCATATGAACGTCAAGAGTTCATTACTAAGTACCTTATAGATGAAGGCTACGCAGAGAATGAAGAAATGGCAGAGAATGTTATAATGGGTATGAGTGAGCAATGGTACGAAACTATTTTAAGATTAAATGAAAAAGTTTGATACGTTTATTGAAGAGGCAGCTACTAAAAGGTGTCCTGCTGGGCAATATTATTGCTTTGATATGAAAAAATGCAAAAAAGTACCTAAAGGATATCATATAGGTGGTAGAGGGTATTTGGAAAAGGATGATGATGAAAATGAATCTAATGGTAATGGTGGATCCGACGCTGGTGGAAATGGCGGTGGTGATGGAGGTGGAGGAGAATAATGACAAGTCCATTTGCTAGTCAAATACAAAATAGGAATTTTCTATCTCCTGTAGGATTTGAATTTACTTTAGCAAAATATCCTAAAGCTGCTTTTTTCTGCAATTCTGCAAGAATACCAGAGATAAATCTTGGTACAGCAATTCAACCTTCTTACTTAAAGGACATTGATGTTCCTGGTGATAAATTGACATATGGAGATCTCAACATTAGATTTCTTGTGGATGAGAATTTAGAAAATTATATGTCAATTCATAATTGGTTGACTGGACTTGGTGCTCCAGAAACATTAGATCAATTTAGGAAGCAACTTTTAGATGAGGATGGTCTTAAAGATGAAAAAGAACAATGGAGTGATGGTAGTCTATCGATATTAAATAGTAATTACAGAACCACTGCAAGAGTTAAATTTAAAGATCTTTTCCCAGTAGCCTTGACATCTTTGGATTTTGATGCTACAAATGGTGATATAGAATACTTTACAGCAGAGGTGTTCTTCAAGTATACTGTATACAATATTGTTGATATTACTGGCAATCCTTTATGAATCTTGAACAAATTCAGGAAATGTGGGAGCGTGATGCTGTCATTGATCCTGATAATCTACATGATGAATCTTTAAAAATTCCACAATTGCATTCAAAGTATTATACGGTTTATAATACCGTTACTTTGTTGCGTGAAAAAGCAAGAGATCAATATAATAAAATAAGATTAGAAAGACATAACTTCTACACAGGAAAGGCAACAGCAGAGGTTTATGCTGAAGAACCATTTCCGTATAAGGTGCGAGAAAAGGATGCCATACAGAGGCATATGGAAGCAGATGAGAAACTAACTAAATGCGACCTAAAGATAAGATATTATGATGCGACTTTAAAATTTCTTGAGGAGATTATAAAAACTGTTTCCAATAGAACTTTCCAGATTAAGAATGCTATTGATTGGAATAGATTCCAAGCAGGTATGTAGGCTTGACAATGCCTAATAAATATTCATAGGTACTTACCTATGGATTATGTCTCATTTGAAAATATTAAAAAAGAATGAAGTATATCTTCAAATAGATGCTGAACCGCATGTATATTATGAATTAGCAGATCAATTCACCTTTGAGGTTCCAGGTGCAAAATTCATGCCACAATATCAAAAGAGATATTGGGATGGAAAGATTCGTTTATTTAATGTCCAGAATGGAGAGGTTTATGTTGGACTATTAGATAAGATAGTTCAATTTTGTAAAGATCACGAATATACTTACGAGTTTGTAGATAATAAGTATTTTGGTTTACCTTTTGAAATCAATGAGATGATTTCAAGAGAAGGTGTTAAAGATTATATGACTAAAATCTCTAAGTACAAGCCTAGGGATTATCAAGTTGAGGGAGTATACGACGCTCTAAGACATAATAGAAAGTTGTTGATATCCCCAACTGCTTCGGGAAAATCGTTGATGATATATTCGATTGTTCGATATTTCGTTGAGAAAGGGAAAAATACTCTGATAGTTGTTCCGACGACTTCCCTAGTAGAGCAGATGTATAAAGATTTTGCAGACTATGGCTGGGACGTAGGTTCATTTTGCCACAAGATATACGCTGGTAGAGAAAG